TAACAACTCCTTCAAAGTCTTCTAGTTTAAGCATGTTAGGTCCGTCACTAGGAGCGTTGTCTGGATCAGCATGTACTTCTAAGAAGAAGTTGTTAACACCCAAAGCAGCGGCAGCACGAGCAAGACTTGGGACGTAATTACGATTACCGCCAGACGAGTCACCGGCCCCTCCAGGTTTTTGTACTGAGTGCGTTGCATCAAATACGATCGGAACGCTAAAGTTATCAAGCATGTGCTGCATACCATTAAAGTCGACCACAAGATTATTATAACCAAAACTTGTTCCTCTCTCTGTTATCCAAACTTCTTTAGCACCTTCTGTTTTACTGAGTATGCCTTTGACGTCCCAAGGTGCAAGGAACTGTCCTTTTTTGATATTTACAATTTTATCTGTGGCACACGCTGCTTGAATTAGATCTGTTTGTCTACAAAGAAATGCAGGAATCTGATAGACATCAACTGCATCTTTAAATTCTCTTTCAATGCGATTTACTTGCACATAGTCGTGCACATCAGTAAGTGTCCTTACACCTAGTGTTACCTTTAGTGCTAAAAAGTCTGTAAGTGTAGCATCTATGCCCATACCACGCACACCGTTTACACTTGTGCGATTGGCTTTGTCATAACTTGCTTTGAAGTAATATTCAATGCCATACTTGTCGCACACACGCTTGCACTCACGTGCAATCTCACTAGACTGTGCTAATGTTTCGTGTTGACAAGGTCCTGCTATAATTCTCATTACCATCCGATCTTTTCCCAAGGCACATCCTTGTTGCCAAAGTGACCATATACACAATTTTCACTATAGTTAGTATAGTTGAAAAGATCAAATCTGTCAATGATTCCTTTTGGAGTCATATCAATATTGTTTTTGATAAACTGTTGAATACTGCGATTGTGTCCATTTGAATCTACATAGATGCTTGTAGGTTCTTTAACACCGATAGCATAACTAAGTTGTATTTGACACCAGTCTGCCATGTTGTCTGCTACCACATTCTTGGCGAGCCACCGTGCCATATATGCTGCTGAACGATCTACTTTAGTAGGATCTTTTCCACTAAAGGCGCCGCCACCATGAGGAGCAAAACCACCGTAAGTATCCACGATGATTTTTCGCCCAGTAACCCCGGCGTCACCGTCTGGACCACCAATAACAAAATTACCAGTAGGATTAAGATGCCATACAGTATCTCCATCAATTAAATCTCCCAATACTTTCATACCTGCTAATTTACATATATTTTTTGCTTGACCTATTAGACCTGCTTCGTGCTGTGTTGATATTACAACTTGGTCAATTCGTTTAGCACGGCCGCCTTCGTACTCAACACTAACCTGCGATTTAGCATCTGGTCCTAATACATGCTGACGCTGTTGTTTGAGTTCTTTGAGTATTTCATGACTATAGTAAATAGGTGCTGGCATATAAGCATCATTGTCATTGCAAGCATAACCAAACATAATGCCTTGATCACCTGCACCAAAGTCATCTGTGCCTAATGCAATGTCTGCACTTTGTGCATGTATCTCATTATAGATGTTTAGCTTGTCCCAATGAAACCCTTCTTGTTCATAGCCAATCTCACGAACTTTATTGCGCACAATTTCTCGAACTTCTTCTTTGCTTACATTGAAGTTTTTTACTTCGCCTGCCAACGTAACGTGATTGGTAGTTACAAGTGTTTCAACAGCAACACGAGTTGTTTCATCGCCGGCTCGAAGTCCAGCATCAACAAGTGCGTCTGAGATTTGATCAGCAACCTTATCAGGGTGCCCGTCACTTACACTTTCGCTTGTAAAAATATAATTGTTCATTTGTTTTCCTTTATCATGTAATAAGTTGTTACTAACTTATCCATTAATGTTTTGAGTGTAGAATTTTTTTGTGCTAATTCACATAATTCTTTCCACTCACCGTAGTCAAGTATTTCGCCTTGTGCTCTTGCAACAGCACCTGGGTCTCCGCCTATGATCCAACGTTCGATCTCAGGCTTATCTCGATAACGAGCAAACACGACACCTTCGGCCCGCTCGTATATCAATGCTTCGCCTGGCAGTAATTTATCCAACTGATGTTCCGCTTGTGCGTCTTACAATATCGTCGTGATTAAATTCAGCCCAGTATAGTTCAAATGCTACACCGTCTTCGAGTCCTTCGAACTGGTGAATCTTGCCGGGCTTGACTTGTGTAAAGTCGCCTGCGTTTAGAATAGTTTCATCAACTAGTCCTTGGTCATCTTGCCACACACGCACTAGCATTTGTCCTGACTCTACATAGAAGCCATTCCATTTAAATTGATGCTCGTGTTCTGAGCATTTGTAACCTTTGTTAAATTCGATGCGATGAAACTCTAATGCTCCGTTTGCATGAATTAACTCTGTGTTACCCCAAATCTTTCCTGCTTTAATTCCCATATTGTTCTCCTTACAGTAATTTTGAATATTCAATAACTTCGCATTGCCGACTTATGTCTTTTACAAAGTATGCACATAGTGGGTTTTCACCTTTTGTAATAGGTACAGTTAATAGCTGTCCGTTTTTCATTTTAGGAAAGTACCACTTTACGTCTGTATAAAAATTTACAATTTCTAATGGCTTAAATTCAGCTTTGTAGCTAGACATTGGATTAAACAAAAATGCTTCGAACCCTCTATCATTTAAACTAGTTAGAGGTAATACTTCTAGATCATTTCCGCTTTCAGAACATCCAACAGCTACACTCCAATCAACTGGCATTGTAATTTCATGTCCTCCGATATTTAGTACCATTGCTGGCGCACTAAACGATTCTAGGAAAATTAAAGGTATAAAAAAGAAATCAGGTTCTTTTGGGTCTGAATTATCTAATACGTTAAAACGTATGTCTTCGTCAATCTGTTCTGGTAAATTATCTAATTCAAAACATCTATCTTCTAGTGTTAATATTCGCATGTTAATTCCAATCAACTTTTTCTATTGTAAATGGATACTGCGCCTCTTTGTAAAACTTTTTACGTTGAGTCAAGTGCCGCTTCGCAAACTTGCATGTAGATGTCAAGTCCCATATTTGCACGAAGTCTTTGTCCTTTGCTATTCTTACGCCTCTACCAATACTTTGAATTACTCTTACAAAACTTTTTCCAGGTTCAAATAAAACAAGATTAAAGATACGAGGAATGTTAAGTCCAACGGCTGCAACACCATATGTTGCAATAATAACTTCGTTAGTACCTTCTCGGATAGTATCGTATGTTTCTTTTCTGTCTTTGTTCTTAACAGCGCCGCTTACAAACGTGCTGCCTGGTATAAGTTCTGCAAGCGCCTGTCCGGCACTAATTCTATCTACTAGTATAAGTGTGTTGCCTGAGTCTTTTACTGTGTTTAATAATTTGCCTATGTATTCTAATCTTGCTGTATTTGTTGTTAAATATTTTAATTCTTCTTGATAATTACTATGCGCAACTGTATCTATTAACTGTACTACATTAACATGACACTGTGATAGCACACCTTTGTCTTGTAGTTCTTTAGCACTAATCTGGCCAATAACAGGACCCAAGCTAGCATGAATACTTTCAAATTCAAACTTCTCTCTCGGTACTGTACCTGTTAGTCCCCAACGAATAGGAGCGTTGCGCAGATTGCGTGTAAGCAAGTTTTTAAGAACTTCTGCCTTAGCTTGATGCACCTCATCAACAATAACTGTGCTTACACCTTCTAAGAACTCTGCTAGTGATAACACTGCTGTTCCATCCTTGTGCTTCTTGTCAAGAATATTCAAACTCTGCCAAGTGCAAATAGTGTGAGTGTTGCCTAGCATTTTTCTGTCGCCAAAATACACACCAACATCTAAACCGCAATTGATATAGTCTTCTTCAGTTTGCTCTACTAGACTTTTGTTAGGAACAATAACCAAACTACGCCCATACTTTTCACTCATGTGTGATAGTGTAGCAGTAGTAATAGTTTTACCTGCACCTGTTGCAATCTGCTGTAAGCTTTGTGGATGACTTGCAAAGTTATTAATTGCTTCTACCTGATAGTCACGTAGAATAATTTCTTCACCTTCTGCAGGATGTCCTTCGGGCCAGCATACTCCTTGGTCGGCCCAATAGCGTTCCGTAACTTGTTCAAAATTTAAATCAATAGGATGCCTGCGATCTTCGATATCTACAATTTGTACTTTATTTTTTTCTAACACAGTAGTAATAACATCAAGGTGATTAACATACCCTGTGCCACCGATGCCAAAGAAAGCAACCTTGCCGTCCCATCGTCCTAGCTTGTACTGCGGCATATACTTTGCATATGGCACTTCAAACTTGAGGGCGTTAGAGAGTTTTCTCCGCACATCAACATCAAGTCCTTCTAGCTTGATATTAACTTCATCTTCGATAATTAATTTACATCTCATATAAATTTGAAAACCTTCTAAATGGTGACATATGTTCGTCATAATATATTACTAAATCACAACGATCCGAAACGAATGTTGATAACTGTCTGTTCATGCTGCTATTGTAAGTTATTGATGCAATAGGAGTCCAGTCAGCTGTTAGCAAAACTTTCGGAAGCTTGTTTGTACTAGCATACACGATTTTTGTAGATTTGTCAACCCAATTGTTAAGACGTTTGGTTTTAACAAATTCATTAAATTCTGTTTGGCCTTCTTGTCTAAACAGAACACTTTGTTCTTCGTTGCTAATTAGATTTTTTACTGAGTTATAAAACTCGTATAATTGTTCTTCTGCTTTTGATTCTTCTAGGAGAACAATTATTGGAAATCTGTTAAGTTCATACATAGACAAAAATAATTCATCCATGGTATTTAAACTAGGTTGAATCTGTATTGACTTGTCAGTTCTGTACGCTATTGAGTTTTTTAAACTTCCATCAGGTGATTGATTAAAATTTTCTATACCAAATCGACGGTGTCTATCAACTACTTGTGTTAGATTATCTGTTTGTTCGTTAATTATTTTTATAAGATTTTCATTTAAATTATATAAAACGCCTTCCTTGATACAAGGAATATGTTTTTCTACATTTTGTTTTATTTCGAAAACGTTATCGTATATTTCTACGATTTCTTTATCTATAACAAATGATTTATCTTTAAATTTTTCTACTATACGAAATGCAGTATTTTCTGTAAGTCTAAAATAATGTTCATGCGAGCCACGTTGATGTTCATATTCTTTTCTGTGATCATTTACAATTTCTTCTATCTTGACAATGTCTTTTTTTGAAAAAGGAAATCTAATCTTAATCCATTTCCAGTCTGCTTTATAAGTATCACGCCCTTCTGCTTGCGCATATAATTTTACACTATCAACAATTGTTATATACTTACTGCGGTCAATTTCTCTTAAAGGCATTCTAAGATCTTTGAGTGCCGAATCAAAATTAATAATTCCAGCCTTATCAAATTGATCTTTATACGAAAGTAGCTTCGTAGTAACAAGATTAAATTGTCTATCCGTGAGAGGTATTTTTCTAAAAACTTGTCTGCCTATACTAGACAGTATGTTTCTATCAGTTGAATTTATTTCAAATTTATAGTCTAGTTTTAATCCTATTAGGATTTCAAGACAATCTTCAATGTTTGATACGTGACTCATACATTTAATATAACAAACTATATACGATTTGTCAATCGTTTTAAAGGTATTCCTGCTTTAATCTCACTTATAGTATATTCTGTCCATGCATAGTCGTTCAGCCATTGTGTTCTATCTGGCATCACAGGATCTTCTATATTGTGTAAAAAGTCTATGTCGTTGGCTACAGGATAAGCAAGACTGCTATTACTAACAAAACTAGGAACGCCGGAAATGATAGAATGAATTCCAGGATTGCTCGAGTAACTAACAGTAGCCCATATATTATTAAAACCCATATCAAAATCATCATAAGTGTTAGTAACATGTCGAGGTTCCTGTCTGATTACATTCTTTAGGCCGCGCTCAATGTGCTCTAATCTACAGCGTGGATGTGGTCTAAATATTATAGGGCGGTCTGTGTGTTTGCGTATTTCGTCATAGGTGTTTAAGAACCAATTGCTCATACGTGGCATTTTACTCCACTGCAAGCTCTTATCGTGCTGCCCGCATATGAGAATGTATTCGCCGCTTGTTCTCCACGGTGTAAGTTTTAATCTTTGAAGGCTTGATCTATTGCTATCCATCCCAGTATCACCAAAGTAAGCGTCACGATTAATTCCATTTAATCCTACCTTCCAAGTTGTTCCACGTTTAATGCCACCGACTTCGAGTACGATGACTGGCTTATCGAATGTTCTAGCATCGGTCCAAATACGTTGATTAGGAGCCATTCTGCCATTAAAAAGAACACTCCAAAGAACATGAACATCGGCATTGCGAATATCACTGCTGTTAGTAATAGTATGCCCATTACTAACAAGACTATGCTCAAAAGCATCAAACACAGGTGTTGAATTAAGCGCACCAAATTCTCGCCAGAGCTTAAACTTCATCGTCTTCGTCATCATCCATTAAGGAATCATAATCAACACGATTCTTTAACCCTGCCTTATAATGAGTTAAGTAAGGTGCAATTACACTTCGGGGAATAGGAGTCTTATGTCTTTGGCCCGGATTAAGTTCCATCATATCTGACCCTTGTTCTTCTAAAGTTTGAACAACTTTACCATATACTTCGCCGTCGTAAAATCTTCTTAATCCTTCGGTTTGTTTCTCAATATATATTTTTGTATATAAATCTCTAAAGTCTTTAAACTTAGGATGTTTCATATTAAGAATAAAGAACCCTGTTTCACAACTAAAGTATCTAACATCGTCCTTTATGTGCTTCACACCGAAATGTGTGCTTAATACATTATTTGGTGATATGAGTTCAAGTAAATGATGTGGAATTCTTCCTGTAATAACAGTATCAGCGTCAAACCATATTAATCTATCTGCATCCACGTTATTCATAGCATCAATAATACTAAATGCTTTCTTGCCGAAATTTCTTACTTTTGGATTACTTATAGTTGATTGAAAATGTGCATACGCCGGTCCTAAATTCCACCCCATCGGAGTTACCGTTTTAATCTTTATATTAAAACCGTCTTCATTATAACAATATAACGGAAAAGAATCACTGCATTGTTTTTTATAACTTTGAAGCATTGCTTTACCGGCTTTTTCCCAATATTTTCTATCCATACTTGTAATAGCTGCATACTCTGTCATTAGATTGTCCTCCAATATGACTCTGATCTAGGATTTACTAAATCTGTTTTTTTACTTTTTCCTAAAGCTTTTCTGCCACCTTTGAGATGATCTAGATATGCTCCCCAGGGTGAATTAATTAAAGGATGTCCTTCGCCTTTAATTATGCCGGCACTCCAATTAGTTTCTTTGGGTAATATTTTTCTTCTTACCATTTCAAAAACAAAACTATCATGCCATTCTTCCATTTTGAAAATACCATCTTCTGCATTGTCATATACATTTTGAAATTCTTCTAAAAAATCTAAAGTTCCTTTAGTTCTTAAATTTAAACTATACAATCCGCACTCTGGCCATTTACGTTCTCTACCTATATAACATATGTCTTTGGTTTCAGGAATTAACTGGTATATTTGTTCTAGTGTAATTGGAGAATGGCAATAGGTATCTGCATCCATCCACATTAATACATCTTCATTGCAATTTTTAGCGCAATGAAATATACTATAAACTTTATGGCTAAATCTTACAGCATCCCATTTAAAACCTTTTCCAGAATCTTTTCTTCTACTACGTATCGGATCCTTTGAAACATCGCCATTGGCTTTTGGAACGTCTTTCCATTTTTCCTTAAATGCAATTAGTTCATTACATTCTTTATTTTGATCTATTACGATTATGTTATCTGCTGTAACTACAGGAGAACACTCTTCTGCATAAACATATAATTTTATTTCTTTAGGCCAGTTTTTTGTAAAACTATCAATCATACGCTGTCCGTATTTTTTTAAGCCATCTTTGTTAAACGTAGTTACTACTGCTATTGCTCTCATATGTAATCCTTAATAATATTCCATGCTGTACCTGAGCGCAAATCTGTAAAACTAAAATGACTCATTGCTATGGCTTCTAACCAACTTTGTCTCCCTGGCATCCTCGGGTTTTCAATATCCTTTAATGTAAAGTTTGCAATTTCAAATGCTTGACTTTTTTTAGGTTCTGGGTCTGTAACAAATACCGGAACACCTTCTATAGCACTTGCTACACCCGGACTACTATTATATGTTACTGTTGCCCAAGCATTATTTAAATCTTGCTGTATTGTTGGGTTGCGACTTATAATAACATTTTCCCAATTAATTTTTAAATATTCTCTAACTTTTCCATCACCGGGATGCGCACGTACTACAATTGGTCTATCAGTATGCTCTTTTATTTTTTTAATAGTTTTGTTGCACCATTTCATTACATCAGTGCCGCCCATACTCCAGCCTTTGTTTCTTTGCAAACATATTAGTATATGGTCGCCGTTTGTTCTCCAATCTTTAGTATCAAATCCTAGATCTCTTTTAAGTTGTATTAATCTTTTCGGATCTACATTGTCTTTAAAGTAATTTCCTGTAGTTGGAAATACATCGTCCAAACTAAATCTTAAATAATGATGAGGCTTATTTTCCTTTGTCATATAAAGAAATAAATTACTATCTATAGCAATAGTATGCTTTCCGATACTCTTTTGTTTTTCAATTATATGTTTTCTAAACATTAAATGTCCGGCACCAATACTACCAGGATGCACCCATCCTTGAATAACTGCAAGGTCGCTCGGTTCCCAAACAGCTTGGTCAATTTCTTTACTTTGCCCTGAAGGTACTCCTAAATGAAAGTTTGTAAGAACATCTCGCTTTTCTGCTTTGTTATTCTTTACAGGAATACCTGCGTAATATACTCTAACTGTTTTCATTTATTAAAATCCTATATGCATTGCCATTCTTAAATTCTTCTATATGAAACTGACCATATGCTAAATGATGAGCCCACTTATATATTTTATCTAAGTCTTGTACTGTTGGGTTTTCAATCAGACTTATATCTTTATCGCAAACTGGATCTGCTGCCGTCGGAGCAAATGTAAAGGCAGGAACTCCATATAATACACTTTCAATTGCTGCTATACTTTGATAAGTTACTAGTGCATGACAGTTGTCTAAGTCTTGGAAGATTGTTTTCGTTATACGCTGTTGCCTCGGTGTTTTATCTCTAATACGTATAGGTCGATCAGTATGTTTTTTTATTTCTGCTACAGTTTGATCTACCCATTCATCTCGCGATATGCCATAAAACTTGCAAGGCTTTTCTGACGGCGTTACTAATAGTATATGGGTACCTTGCTTTCGATCCATAATAGGATAGTTAAGTTTATTCCATCTATCACTAGGTCTATCAATTATTTCGTTATGCTGTACATCATTTTTTACAATACGATGGTAAAATTTCCATCCGTGTGGATTGGCTTTTGATTTATAGTTACCTATATATCCACTGTCCATGTAATAAAATGTATGATTATTTTCTTTACACCAATTAATTAATTTACGCTTACCCATACTGCGTATCATTATAGAATTATCTTTAAATTCATAATCATAATCTTTAATAGGTAAGTTTGCACCGTGTGCAAACATATTGACATATTCGTCAGTAAGATTTTTACTTAAACATATCATATAATTCTTTTTTCCAAAGTTCGTTAAACTCGCAGTCTCTATAGTTTTCAAACCACGGTCCGCCTTCGGTATAATGTATTAACTTGGGAGTATCAATGTCATCATATACACCAACAAGATAATTCCAAGTATGATCCAATTCTCCAATTTCTTCATCTTTTAACCAACTAAATCTATGAAAGTAAGCGCCGTTAAGCTCTGTATCATTTACCATATCTTGTGTAAGTTTTGCATTACTAGGATGCGCACAGTTAAACAATACAACACTTGACCAGTTCTTTCGTGGATAGATTGTTTGTTTTTGTCCGTCCATCTTCATGCCTTCCTTAGGTGTGTAATCATGTTGCACACACATAACAGCATACTTGTCGTCTGCTTGATCAAACAGTTCTTTAATGTCTGTGGTAAGGATCATATCGCAATCCATAAACACTGCCCAGCCTTTGTAGTTGGCAAGCTCTGGTACAAGGAAGCGTGTAAAGGTAAATTCAGTACTTGCTAGTTTATCAATAGGACGATTGTACCATCCTGCGTCACGCAATTCCTGTTGCTTTAATGCTCGAACATTAGCGTTTGGTTGTTTATTTAAAATGCTATGCTTACAAACTTGATAAGCAATATCTTCTCTTGGATCGTAACCTACAAATACTTTCATTAGTCTCTTCTTTCAATATCGTCTTCGGTGAGCTCATTACCTAGCCACACTTCTATTACTTTTGCACTCTTAGTATCTAAATTCACAGCCTTATGCCAATAGCCTGTTGGAATGTCTATACTGTCTCCAGGAGTTAATAATGTAGTAGTTTGATGACCGGACTTGTCTTCTAAGAACATATTAATCACACCATCGACTACATGCCAATGTTCGCTGCGTTTAAAGTGTCTTTGATCGCTTAGTGCATGTCCTTCATAAAACTCAAGTTGTTTTGCTTGCCAACCTTCGCCTTTATCTAACACAGTGTATTTGCCCCAAGCACGTTCAGTAGTAGGCTGACTCCACTCTTTGAGTATCCAGCTACTTGAATTCTTTTTATCTTCGCCACCTACACCAAACGCAAATTCAACTTGCGGATGATCTCCATATGTTGTATATTCAGGTGTTGTAGTATTAGTTCTGTCGCCGCCGTTTGCAAAAATAACTTTGCTTGAGTTAATCGACATAGTTTGGAATATTGCACCGCAAGCACTATTGTCATTATCATCAAATCCGATAACTTGATCAACACACGCAAGTTCTTTAATAATAGCACAACGTTCTTCAAAAGACATAAATGGTCTGCCCTTCTTGCGTGTAAGCCATTCGTCACTATTGACTCCAACAACTAAGCGATCGCCAAGTTCTCGTGCTGCTTTAAAATATGCTATGTGCCCTGAGTGTAAGGGATCAAAGCCTCCGGTAACTAATACTACTTTGTTCATGCAGATATTTATCTACGCACATAACTAGTCTAGCATGTTTAAGAATCTACTGTAGAAATTATTGTTTAACTCTCTACATTCATCTAAAAACCCATCAGCAATATAACTAGGACTGCTAGTATTATTCCACGACGAAATATGTTCTGCAAAGCTAGGCTTGTATTTCATATGATCAAACTTTACACTCCAGCTAATAACTCGTACATCTCTTCCTAAAAGTTGTCCCCAGTAAGCACCATGATAACTATCTGTAATAATAGTTTTTCCAGTACCTAAAAAATCTATAACTTTTTCAAAATCTTTTTCATTATTCTTCATATGAATATCACCATCACTATATTCATACTTGCTTTTGTAAGCATGTGTAAAATATACGTAATCATGTTTTATATCATGTGTTTTGTCAAATGCAGTATGCATACAGCTTACACAAGGCAAATAGGTATTAAGATGACCTGGAATATAATCTCTTATACCTGTTAATGTTACTCTGTTTAACCAACTAGGATAATATACATCTCCGCCTTGCTTTGTAACATGCTTCCTTCCAAAGTTATGACCCACTGCCCATAATACACTATTTTTTGGGTCTTTATCCAATAAACGTTGTATATGTAATTGAAACTTTTTATGTATTAATCCGCCGCCGCCGACAATAATAGTTTGGTCTTTTATCGGAAATTGATTATGCATTAGCTCGCCGCTAGTAAGATTTTCAAAATTAAAATATCTACTAGGATTGCAAAAGTAATCTCCTACATTATTTTCTACTTTGCGATGTACTTCGTATATCATTTGTATTTGTATATTTCTTTCTTTAAGTCATTTGTGAAATGAAGTATATATGCATCGCCCTTTAATAAAGGAGAAGTACAGTTCCACAGTTTTGGTATCTCGTAAAAAATATCTTGATTTGATTTTTCGTATTCGTCTTTAAGCCAAATTATATGTCCGTTTTCACCTTCAGTAGTTACAAAGTAACCTTTACCTTTAGGTATTCTTAACTTTAATTTTTCTTTTAGATCTTTAACAAATGTTCGACTTTCGTCGTTGTTTTTAAAGTATATAAATCCGCTGTTAAGTCTTCCTGACTTGCCGTTAGCATAATAGATACTTTTATTATTTAAAAAAACATTAAATTCAGGACAGTTATCTTTTATATAACAGTCACCGTCAATTAAACAAACATCATCAGTTGTATGATTTAGAAAATATTCTAATTCATCTATCTTTGCTCGCTTCCAGTTTCTTGATTCTTTTGTACCGCTAATCAATTTGTATGTGTAACTGTGTTTATTACAATATACTTTTTGACTATTAATACACGGTTTATATTTTTCAATATAATCGTCTGATGCTGAACACAATAATATCATTTACGCACATGTCTTAGTTTAGTAAGATCTTTAACAACATTTGAAAACATTGTTTTACTATAAACATCTTCGACAACACGATCGACATCATGTACAAAAACATTTGTAGTATCTGTAGAAAAAGACCAAGCAGTAAAAATACTCTGCATTCTACCAGGTTTTTTATCAGTAGTACCTAGCGGTGCATCTACAAAAATGCAATCCCATTTAGTCTGAGTTACTTCGTCCGGTAAGTCCATTGTTAAATTACTAAAGTTTCCGTTATGCCACTCTTCTAATAAATCTTTATGATATGCTCGCTTTGTAGTATAAGTTACTTTAATAACATCAGTATCAGCCGGATCTATCCATCTTTTATTGTTTTCTAAAAATAAAGTTTTTCCGTTTCGATTAGCATATTTCCATAACGGCGTATCATGCCCTGTACCAAAAACTAGAAAGTTTTTATCACCTAAAAAATTTGCAATATATCTATATTCTTCAGCAGTCATTTGACCGTGATTAGATTTTTCCATTTTTTCTGCAAGTAATGTTTCAAAAGTGTTATCTAGCATAGGCCTTTTACTCTTGTTAAAATTTCTTCGTTTTTTTCTGCTGTTTTTGTAATTAGGTAAGAAGGAAAACGTTCTTGAGTTACTACTGTAAGATAGTAATTGTTTTCTTTAACAAAATCATTTACACTTTCTACCACACCCCAGTCTGGACGCTTACGCCATGCTGGTCGATAGTCGTGTCCCAAAATCATGCCGTCGTCTTTAATTAAATTTTTAATTGCTTGTAAATCTTTCATACATCCGTTGTATGTATGGTCACCGTCGATGTATGCCCAGTCTAAGGTTTTTTCTTCGCAATGATTGGGAAAATTATATGTCATATCTCTAACAAACTGAACATTGTAATCTTTAAACTCAGCTTGAATATCTCTATATCTTTCATCCCAAGTTTCTTGATCTGTAAAATATGTTCCTTGTACATTCGTTGCAATAGGTCCCCAAAGATCTACACAATAATGCAATGTAGGTTTAGCAGTATCTAATATAAGTTTGCTAAATTTACCTCTACCTACACCTAATTCAGCACATGTACTATTTGCAGGCATAAGTTCTAATAATTGTTCTCTTAATACGTTAAACCGTGGCATCTTAATCCTTTATAATGTTGCATCTTCCATTCCTGCAACTCTTAACTTTACTACATTAGTTATCTGCCATTGTTTTTGATCAAGTGCTTTTAAGACTCCTAACCATTTATTACGCATAAGAGCAAACTCGTTAATGATTTTTTCGTAATCAACAACGTCTGCTTCACCATCGACATATTTTTCTACATCGCGACTAGACAGAGCTCGTTGATAATTTTCAAGATATTTCTTAAAGAACGAACTGCGCAATCTACGCAGTTCGATATTTAAGTAGTTTAGGATTGCTTCAATTTCTTGTAGCTGATTGAAACGGTATTCGACAATGCCGGGCATTTCTGCTGCTGCCTTTTCGACATTACCAACTAGCTTACACTCATTGCGAGCAACAGCTAGTTCAGTTTCAAAGTATTGTATAGCAGCCGGAATTTGATTAATATCTCGACTTACATTACTATACCAACCCATTATTCATCCCATTCTTCTTCTTCATCAAGATCGCCATCTGCATCAATATCTAGATAATACGATACAGCATTATCTAGGTCATTATCAGTTCCGATGACTTCTTTTAAAGTATCGTCACCGATTCCGTAGTCGGCAAGTAAATCTATATATTTTTCTGCTACAAGCTCAATTTGCTTTTTATCGCAATACTCTTTAAACATCATCCAAATATCGGCAACCTGTTCTTCATTCATTGTTTGTTAATCCTCAATAGTATTTTCTTCGGTATTTACCAAACTAGCATCTAATTCAGCTAATTCTGCTTCTCTTGCTAGACGATCAGCTTCTGCTTCATCGGCTGCAACTTGTGCTTCCTTAGCTGGCAAATCTGCCATAACTTTATCGAGTAGTTCGCCAGTCCAACGTTTGCGGAATTCTAAGATAGGTTCGCCAGTACTCATAACATACTCGTAACGATTGCCTTTCTTTTCTAGCAAGCCTTTTGCATCCATTAAATCAAACATACCCGAATACGGATCCATGCCTGTTTCGTATGGAATCTCAACTTGCACACTTTCGAAAGGTTTATTGTAGCGTGTTTTCATAACCTTACACGCTGCTCTAATACCATGTACTTGAGATGTTTTGTTGCCGTCTGCATCTACTTTAAGTTTAAGTTTCTTCATAGCAACAACCATTGAACTTGCATACACAAAGCCTGAACCTCCTGAGATCTTGTCATCTGGATCAAACATATCTTGCGATGCATATGTGTGATTAGTTACACACATACCTACATTGTAACTACCAAACATATTCACACAGTTAGTTACAAGTGCTTTAAGTGCTTTTGCCTTACGACCAAAGTCACCTTTCATATCACCCTTTTGGAACTGGTCCATTTCAGTTGGTGACATAAGCATACCAAGCGAGTCAACTACAAACAATACTTTTGGACGATCTTCTTCGGCCATTTGTTTGTAGTCTTCCATAAACGTACTAACAGTTTTAGCAACGTCATCAATCATTGCCATGTTTAGTTTAAGAAGTTTACTTTCGTCTGTGTCTACTTGCAATGCTTGTAGCCAAGTTTCATCAAGTGCGTTTTCACTGTCAATAAGAACAACAAAAATACCTTGTTCTTGTGCATAACGTACAATGTTGCCTGATACAATATAAGATTTACCTGCACCAGATTCGCCAGCAAACACTGACACCTTACCTAGGGGAATACCTTTTTGAAAGTCTCCACTTAGCAAGTAATTGAGTGCAAAGTTTCCTGTTGAGATCCAGTCAGTAGGATCGTTAAAACCTGCGCTCATACCCGTAATAGATTTTGTCAACGAATTACGGAACTTCGTTGGATCGAATGATTTAGCCATATTTTCTCCTATCTAAAAAGTTGGGCAACTAAAAAGGGTTGCTCTTTAGAAAAGCAACCCTTTTAGCATGCTTTTATTAACCTTGACGTGCGCGGATCATTGCAAGAATGTCATTTGCGCCGCCGCCTGCTGCTGGTGCTTCTGCTGGTGCTTCTGCTGAAGCAGTTTCGGCTACTGGTGCTGCTGCTGGTGCCGGTGCTGGTGTAGCTGCTTTTGGTGTGTTTGGATCACCTGTACGCTGTGCCATACCTGCTGGACGGAAATATTGACCCCAACGATCCATGTCAAATGCTTCACCGTCCACTGACGCTTCGAACATTTCTTTCATGACGTTAAGTTCAACTTCGCCTGGCTTTTTAGGTAGGAAGTCACTAAGATTAAACAATCCATGTGCATTAACCGCAGCCATTTCAGTATCACCAAGTGGACGATCTCTACGTGCCCAGTTAGATGTTGAATAGTCTGCGTAACCGCCTTTGGATGTTTTGTTAAGACGGAAGTCTACACCAGCAGTATAATCTGTTGGCAATTCTTCCATGTCTGGATCCATAAGTGCTTGTTTAATGATCTGGAAGATTTGTGGACCAATAATAAAGCGTCGAATTGGATTCTCAGGAGTAGTATCATCGGCTAGCGGGTTGTCTGTTACAAACCCTTGGAAGATATAACTACGCTTTTTCCAGTATTTACGACCCATGTCTTCGAGGCTCGGGTCTTTAAACCATCCACGTACTTCTTGTAGGATCTGACAGCTGTCGCCGTACATTTCCATACACGGTACTTGTACTTGTACTGGACGTGAATCTGTTTCGCCTTTAACACCTGCAAATGGAAGTTTAATAACTAGACGCTCTTTCCAAAAGAAAGTATTGTCTACATCGCCGTCAGGTAGGAAACGCAGTGTTGCGCTTTCGCCTTCTTTGATATTCCAAAATGGGTAAATGCTGTTGTCGCCGCCGTTTGATTGACGGTTGTTCGAAGCGCCTGCTTCTTGTTCTTTGAGCTTTGCTCGGATTTCTGCTAATGATGCCATAGTTAATGCCTCCTAAAATGTTATGCCTATGTGCTTATGTGTATTTCTACACTGTGCCTAATTGTTTGTAGCACAGTTATAAGTATACTGTACTTTACAAACTAAGTCAAGTCTTTTTTAAAGAAAAACTTAAAAAACTTATAACAGGACTATTATAGCCCTGCTAATTTCTTAATATCATTAAACTCTTCAGTCGTTCCTTGGTTTACAAGTCTTTCGAAGTCGTCTTTGCTATAGTTATCTTTTGGATCGATGCCTCTTGTTGCTCCTGGAGTTGCCGGACTTGCACCAATTTGGTTAATACCTGGAACTCTTAGTTGCTGTCCTACTTGGATTGCTGCACTATCGTCTAGACCATTAATTTCAATGATATCACCAACTGGTGTTCCTGATTGTTTTGATAAACTATATACTGTGTCACCTTTTTGTACAGTATAAAGATCATCATCGTCTTCGACTAGTTCAGGATCTTTATATCCGTTAATTTGTTCAAACTTAGTGTTTATTGCTTCGATAAACGACTTAGCAGGATCAATATACTCTTCACCGTAATCTTTTTCAATCATTGTTAAGATTGCTGTTTCGCCTTTAGGAAAAGTTCCGTTTTCTCTATCGTAGTAACTTAGTATAAACTCGCTTAATGGAGTCTTTTGTTCATCTTTTTCTAATTTAATCTTTTCGCCGTCTGGTCCGTCAATCTCATCGCCTTCGTTCTTTTCACAACTACCTGGTTCACCTGCTGTTGTGCCTGGAACTCTTGAATAGCCTTGCCAACACTTCTTATAAATTGCGCTGTTTCCGTGTCTTTCGCTTTCTTCAATTTCTTCTTCAGTCATGCCTAATGTAGTCCAGCTTTGGTTGCCGCAGTCTTCGCATATTTCATCTGAAAACTGACCTAGTGCGGACTCAAAAGCTGATTCTAGTTCAATTTCTTCCTTTGTTTTCTTATTAAGATACGTGTCTTTGATAGCACCTTTTTCTTCTTCGCCTAGTAGATCGTCTGGGCCTAGTTCT